CCTGGCACCGCGACCGCCTGGCCGAGATCAGACGGCGCAATTTGCGCCAAGGCCGGGCGACCTTTCTTCAACGGATGCGCCGGGAGAAAAGGAGCCGAAACCGGTAGCAATTTGCGCCACACATTCAGCAGCAAAAATCAAAAAACTTTCAGCATTCCTTCGGGGTATTGCTCGAATTTGGCGGGGACAGCGGGGACAAATCGAAAAGCGCTCGCAAGTTACTGTCACTATTGAGAAATGTTGTCCCCGCAAAGTGCGGGGACAACTCCAAATCAGGCGGGGACAGCGGGGACAAATTGCTGAAAAACGTAAGGGTTTACCCTTGTTTTGACCTGTTTTCGCTCTAAATCGGTAAATTCAGCAAAAAACGGCGCTCGTTCTTATGTCGTGAAAAATAGCCAGTAGGTTGCAAATCGTGCCACTACTTTGACGTTTTTTCCCTGTTTTCAGCCTCCCTAAAACGCATTCTGCGGGGCTGAACCAATCCGTCAGCACAAAAAAAAGACCCGGGCAATGCCGGGCTGTGGTGCGACGAAGGGTTCCTCTACTTTTCCGCCCACTCGCGATTGACCACGATCTCCCCGGCTGCCACCTGGTACCAAAACTTACCAAGATCGTCTACATCGTCGTCGGATTGGGCAGCCGCGCCGTGATCGCTCGTGTACACGGGCGTTCCGTCCTCATTGAGCGGGGCTGTTTCGCGTGGCGGAAGCAGCGCCAGCACGTCTGCCGCCAATACCGTCACAACGTCAAAATCTAGCCCAATGGGTGCCCGCTCAGCAGGGGGGATGGCACGCAACAAGCTGCGCAACAGCGGCACCATCGCGTCAATCTTCTGTCCCGCTCTCAGCGTCCGCCCGGCCGCCTCCATCAAGGCCTCAACTTCCTCCCTTGCATGCGACACCGTGAGGCGATCACGGGGCGCAGCGGCGGGCGCCGCCGATGAATGCCCTATGCGCACGTCCTTCATGCGCCCCGTTTCCAGATTGCACTCGCGCCAGCGCCTGGCCCCTGCGACTGAATCGGTGGGCATGCCCAGCTTTGCTAGGCGGCTCACCATGGATGCGCTTATGTGCAAAGCCTTCGCCAAATCCTTCTTCAACATCATCATTTCCTTTCAAAGTGAACCGTCGCTGCCACTGAACCTATTCAAAACCGCTACCACAAAGATTTCCGAGGGGGTGAAATTACCCCTCTTGTGTTTCGCTCTGGGAGTCCCTATAGGGGGGGTCGGCATGGCCTGGGCTGCCTTGGTTTCGGGCGCCATCACCCCCTTGGACCGCTGCCGCCACGGCACCAGCCGCCGCCACCAGCCACGCCCGCATGGGGCGGCTGACAGGCTGTCCATTGGCTTCAGGTGCTTGCCTTGGTGCCTTGCATGCACCACAACGAACGAACGTAGCGCGAAGGGACTTCACGCCCCGCCCCCTTCGGGCGCCCCGGCTTGCTGCGCACTGGTCAGCAGCAACACCAAGTGCATACAGACTCGACGTGCAGACTTGGTATGCAGCCTCACAAGTCCAGTTCGAAGATGGCGGGCGGTATGCAGTAGCACCTCACCTTGCCAATGCCCGGTAGCCTGGCGCTGGTGGTGTAGCGGCCCGGCTCTTTCACTGCCAGGCACCCATGCAGTTCCAGGACTTTGCACACCGCCACATGGTCAAAGCCTTGGCACACCTCGGACTTGAATGTTTCTGCCAGCACAAAGTATTCAAAGCTGACGTCTTCGCCCATGCCAACAGGCATGCGGTCGCCGTACTCTGTGCCGTGCTGGCTGTTGGACTTGATCGGCTCACCATCGGCGTTCAACATGCGCCGCACGCCGGCCCGCTGCAAGGTCTTGGGGGCGTGGTCGTCTGCCCCTCGGTGCCACATAGCAAAGCGCCCTTCCCCGTGCGTCTCCAGGAAGCGGCGCACGGCCCGCAACATGGCCAGCACTTCACCATTGCCAGCGCCACCCCGCGCAGCCAGCCAGGCATCAAAGCAGGCACGGGCGCCCCGCTCGCTTTCACCCACCGGCCAGCCTGTCAGCCCGGCCTCTGTCGCCAGCTCGCCAGCCGCGCCCACCAGCGCAAAGCGGGCGCCTACGCGCTCTGCCTGCCCCGATGCACCCTTGGGCACCCATTCACGCGCCAGCGCCGCCGTGGTGTTGCGCACGCGCTTGGCAAGGGTGTCTGTGTGCTCGCAGGCCCATTCAATGAACGCACGGCCGGGCGCCCCATAGCACGCCTGCGCTTCTCGGGTCAGGTGGCTGGCGAAAGCAGCCGGGCCCGCAAAATCATGGATGCACTCGAAAGCCCCCATGCCGGCGCCCGCATCGGCGGCAATGTCTGCCATGCGCACTTCTTGCCCTGTGCGAGCCCGCTTCATGCCTTCCGCCATATGGTCTGCCAATCCCAGTTCACCAGCACTGAGGAACAGCAGGCGCCAGGACAGGCGGGCACGTGGTGCACCGTTGCGGGTGGCGCGGGCCTTGCTCTGCTCATTGGCCAGCATGTAGGCGCATTCGCCCGCCACCTTTCCCTCCACTTGCGCCAGCTCGTCCAGGATCAGCGTCGAATCACAGTGCTGCGCTGCGATGGCCTCAAGCGCGTTGTCGGTGGTGCGCCAGCGCTGCAGGTAGCTTGCGCCCCCGTACACGCTGGCCGCCAGGCGCAGGGCCGTGGTCTTGCCTGAGCTGCTGTCGCCGCGAAAGTGAAACCCCCCGCTTTCCATGCCGGCCAGGCGCAGCATGGGGCCGGCAAAGGCGCAGGCCACCGCGAACACCAGCCGGCTATTGCCCACGCACAGGGCGCCGATGCGCTCACGCCAGGCGGGCACATCGTGGCGCACGCGGAAAGTGTTTTCCATCTGGCTGTCGGACTGAAAAACGATGCGCTCGGCATCGTCGCCGATGGTTTCATGGGGCAGCACAAAGGCGCGGCCACCGTCCGCCGTAGGGTGCCAGCCAATGCGGTCTGTGCAGGATGCGAATGCGCCGGGCTGGCGCGTCTGTATGAACTCGGTTAAGCGGTTGCGAGCAGCGGGCGCGGTGGCGATGCGCAGGCCCATATTGAGCAGCACGCCACGGTATTCGCCGCCGTCGCCGCTCAGCATGCGGGCGGGCATGGCCCATTGTTTTGCCTTGCCAAGCGGGTCAGCAAAGGCCAGCAGGTAACCCCAGCCAGCGCCGTCCTGGTCGCGCGTCACGGCCCCCACTTCCAGGCGCGAGCACAGCCACAGCGGGCGCGATTCGTTGCCGTCCTTGTCACGCCCAAGGAACCACACGCCGGAATCGTCAGCGATGAAGGGATCTGTTTTGCTGCTGACACCCTCCGCACCAGCACCGGAACCAGCCCCGGAACCAGTCCTCGAGGCGCCGCCATCGATGCGCGGCTGGCGCTTCTTTGCCGGGCTGGTGGTGTTGGCACTGCTCTGCACCTGCTGCCCCTGGTGCGCCTGTACCGCTGCCGCGATGCAAGCGCCCACCGCGTTCAGACCATGGGCAGCATGCAGGTCGTTGAAGTCGAAATTGGCCGGCGCCTCACTAGCAGGCAACGGCGCAGGGAACACGGCCACACCCTGCACCGCACGCGCTGCCGCCATGGCCTTCACGCGGCCCGTGTTGGTGCGCGTTCTGGCCTCGGTAGCGCAGTCGTCATCACCGCACAGCACCAGCAGCGCAGCCGGGTACTGGTGGCGCAGGGCCTTTGCCACATGCAGCAGGTTGCCCGCATCAAAGGCCACCGCAACAGGGCGCCCGGTGGCTTCGTGCAGGCTGGCAGCGGTGGCGTAGCCCTCGGCAATCAACAGCACAGCGGCGCCGGCAGGGTCGCCGCACCAGTGCCAAAGGCCAGACTTACGCCCACCCTTCAAAAACAGTTTGTCGGGGCCAGCAGCCGGGCGCTCAGGGGCGATGCTCTGCACGTTCCACAATGCGCCGTTCTGATCGCGCAGCGGCACCAGCACAACGCCATCTGGCATGAAGCGCACGCCGTGCCCATGCACGCCCTTGCGGGCCAGGTAGGGGCTGGCGCCGGCTTCGCTGGCGCTCTGCCACAGCTGGGCGGCTTCGCGGGCGGCTTCGGCCTGCACCACCCGCCGGCGATCCAGTTCTTCACGCTGGCGCTGCTCACGTTCACGCTCTATGCGGGCCTGCTCGGCACGGTTTGGCGGCGTGGCCACTTGGTCAGGCTTGGGCAGTGTGAAACCGTTTTGCTTTGCCAAGCGCAGCAGCGAGCCAATTCCCACGCCGCCGCCCGGTTTGACGCTGCGCCAGGTGCTGCGCGTCGCTGCGGCATCGTGCCCGTCGGCTGTAGCGCTCCAGGTTTCGAACAAGTCCAGGCCCGTATCGTCCGGAAATTCTGACTTGATCGCCATGGCCATTTTTGACCAGTCGTCACGTGGCAGGCCGGCTGGAATGTGCGCCAGGGCGGCGCGGATCAGATCGAAGGTGATCGGGGTTTTCATGCACCCCGATCTACTGCAGGATGTTCCCCGCCCTGTTCCAAATCAGTAGCCAAATCGAGCAAATCGCAGGCACGCCGCAGGGCGGCGTCGTTCGTCAGGCCTATTGCCGCTGGTGGCCGCCCAGCTTCCCCGGTGACATTGCCGATCAGGGTTCTGGCCACGAACCGCAGAACGGCAGTCACAACCCGGACGCTAGACGGGGACTGAGCGTTGTCCATGACCGCTGCGTAGACCTCTCGCATCGGCATGGTGGCCAAAAGGGAAACATCGATCGCGTCGGCATCCGGCCGTTTAAAGTTGATTACGTTGTTCATGGGTGCTTACCTCACAGAAGAAGTGTTTCTCGCCACGGCAAGCGCTTGCACGAAGCCTTCCAATGCGGCTTCGCCCTGCCCGTTGGTAGGTACGCCGAAGGAGCGGCCCCCTTCGAGCTTGAGTTCGATAACGCGCGTCACTGCTACGCCAGAAGACCGCCCGCCGCTCGCTGTTTCGGCCGGCGTCTTTGCTACAGAAGGCTGGGCAGCGGCCCCGCCCCCGGCAGCATCGCCCGTGCCCTGCTTGCCCGCGTTCTGCCGGGCCTTGTCAATCACGGCCTTGCTGATCGCCTCGTTCACTACAGAAAACCAGTCCTTGCTCGGGCCATTGATGCCGTTCTTGCCTGCCATGCCGGTCGGGTGGCCGTTCTGGAAATACTGGTCCATCAATGCAATGGCCTCGGCTTCACTAAGCCCCGCTGTCTTGGCGGTCTGGAACACATTGGCGCCAGTCGGGACAGACATCTCCTGGCGCTTGCCATTGGCGTCCAGGGTGAAACCGTCCTTGTCGATATTCCACTTTTTGCGATATGCCTCCGCGGCTCTCTCGGCAGCGGCGGCCTCGCGTTCGAGCAGCGCGATCTGGCGTTCCGAATATTTGGCGCTCATGGCGTACTTCATGAGAATCCGGTCCATCGCGTCTTCCTGCGCTTGCATGGCCTTCTGGTTTTCGCCACGCGAGGTGTTTTCGTTGCGCTGCGCGCGAGCTATATCGTCATGTGCTGCACTGCCGTCCTTCAGCGCCTTCAGCTCGCGCTGGCGCTGCGCCAGCACCGTTTCAATGGCGTCTGCCTGCTTGCGCTTTACCTCAGCACTCTCACGCAGCAACTGCTGCTCTGCTGCCAGGGCGTCGGTCCATTTGCCCTCAAGCACCAACGCTTCGATCTTCTTGGTAGTCACCGCATCGAGCGCATCGGCTTCATCCCTAAGTTGCGTGGCCACCAGCTTGGTGCTGGCTATCTCGATCTCTTTTTGCTTGATGCGCGCTTGGGTTGCCGCATATTCGTTCTGGTCGTAAATGGCCTTGTTTTCCGCCGCCTTCGCCTGCGCCATGGCAAGCTCAAGCCCCACGCGTTCGAGCTGTTGCGCCGACACCTGTGCTGCTGCCTTACGCTGTTCAGCAGCGACGGCATCATTCAATGCGTCGTTGTAGAGCCGCTGCGCCTCGGCAGCGCGGCGCTTGGCTTCTGCCACCTGTTGGTCGGTGGCAAGGCCACGCCTGCGGTCGCTCTCAAACGCTTCCTGCACCACGATGGCCTGCTCCAAGGCCACGCGCAAGGCGCCCACGGCCGCCGCGTTGTCCTGGTACGCCGCCACAGCCGCCCGGCGTGCCGCAGCATCGTTTTTCGAGGCTTCTGCAGCTACGCGCCCAGCGGTCGCTTCGGCATCCAGCGCATCGATCTTTTTCTGGATCTCTTTGAGTTCGGTTTCGCGGGCTTTTTGCTCTTCTGCGCTGCCGGCAATGAGCGCGTTTTTTGCATCAAGTTCTGCCCGCAAGGTGGCCAGGTGCGCTTCGCGGGCCGTCGCCACCTTCTCAAGCGCTGCCGCGTTGGCTTCTGCAGCGACCGACGCCGCCTGCAGCGCCTCCAGGTCATTGCCTCGCAGAGTGGCCAGCGCTTGCAAGCCGTCGCCCTCAATCTTGGCGGCTGCGGCCAGCTTCTCAGAGTTCTTCACTTGCTGGTCTTGTGCATCGGCGACCGCTCTGAGCTGCACGCCCAACTGCACCCACTTCGCGCTTGCATCCAGGCTGGCATCGGCTGCAATGCGCGTAGCGATAGCAATGCCCTGCTGCGCCGCTGCATGACCTTGCACAGCCCCCGCCGCCGCCCCGTGCGCCGCACCTAGCTGCGCCACACCCACCGCCGCGGCCCCGGCATCCTGACCCGCCTGCGCCACCGCAGCACCAGCGGCAACATGGGCTTTGGCGGCTTCATCGGCACCGAACACAAGACTCTTGAACGAATCGGTAAGCGCTCTCTGCCGGGCGCTTGCTTGGTTGGCAATATCGCCCAGGGCTTGCATCGGGTTCGTAAGCGTGGCCAGTGCACCCACCAGCACGCCAATCGCCTTGGCAACGCCAAACACCACCTCGGCAAATGCCGCGAGTGGCACAACAACCAACGAAACCACAGCACCTAGCGCCTTCACCGAAAGTGTCAGAAGCTGCATCCCTCCGGCATCGCCGGAATTTTGCGATGCCATAGACAGCGCGTTTTTGAAGCGCTCCCAGGTACTGGTAACGCCCTCGGTTTCGCCCTGCAATTCGCGCAACGCCTTGGCAAGCGCGGGGAACAGATCGCGGGTCGCAAGCCCCCCAGACTCGACAAGCTTTATCAACTGTGCCTCAGTCAGGCCCAGCCCTTTGGCAGACAAAGCCAGCGCTCCAGGCAATGACTCCCCGAGTTGCTGGCGCAGTTCTTCCATGCTGACGGTGCCCTTGGCAGCCATCTGACCCAGGGCCTGCAAAACAAGGCTCACGCGCTCGCCAGAAAGCCCCAAGGTCGCGCCAGCGTGCGCGACGCTGGCGAACAATGCGTTGGTCGTTTCGAGCGGAATATTGGCCGCCTTCGAAGACACGGCAAACGACTTGAACGAATCGGACAGGCCGCCAGCGGAGACGCCCGCATCGTCGGCTGTCTTGCGCAGGAAGTCGATTTGGCTTGCAGTGACCCCGGCGTCTTTGTAGACCGCATCCAGGGCCCGACGCATGCCCGCCATTTGCAGATTGGCGGCCAGGAACTCACGCCCCACGTCGCCGGCCTTGCTGGCCAGCAGGCCAATCGCGTTCGCAATGATGTTGCCGCCCGCGATTTGCGACAAACCTGTTTTCAGCAGGCCGGATGCCCGGTCGGCAAGCGTCATTTCACCTTGCACCGCCCGAAGTTCGCGCTGCAGCTCGCGCAGCCGGCCATTTCCTGCGCCCAATGCTTCCTTGAGCGTGGTGCCCGTAAGCCCCGCATCCTTCTCGACGGTCTGCATGGCCGCGCGAACCTGCGCGATTTCAGCGCGCAAGTCGGCAGCGCTGCGCACGCCCAATGTGCCGAACGCGTTCGTTATGGTCTGCCCCGCCTTGGCTGCTGCAGCCGCCGTTTCATCGGCTATTCGCTTGGCGTCAGCCATCGCCGTGAACGACGCCGCGAGCCCTGCAACTGCCTTGCGCGCGGCTTCGGTCTCGGTGCCCAGGCGGCGCTGCTCAGCGGCGAAATTGGCAGAATCAATGCCCGCCGCCTTCAGTGCCGTTTTGGCTTCATCCAGCGCGCGGTTGGAATCGGCATAGGCCTTGCGCGTCAGCCCCACTTCGTTGGTCAGCTTCTGCTGCTGCTGGGCAAGGGCCGCCTCTTCGCGGACGGCTACCTTGGTGCCTTTGGCAGTGTCCTCAAGCGTGTTTTTCTTCTCACGCAGGTCCGCCGTCAGTTTGGCAATGTTGAGCTTCAGGGCACCGGTAGCAGCCGCATATTCCGCAGTGTTGCGGCCTGCCCGGTCATAGGCAGAGTCCACTTGCGCGAGCGCAACTTTCTCTGCACCAAGCTCGCGCGTCGTCGTTCGCACATCATCCATGGCCGCCTGCTCGGCACTGGCGAACTGCGCCACGGCCGTCGCGGCTTCGGCGAACTGTTTGTCAAGATCGCTCAGCTTCGCCTGCGCCTCTTTGAACGCCCCACCAGCCTGCAGCACCTGCCGGCCAACAGCTTCAAATGTGGCCGCTGTCTTGCCTTGGTCAGAAAGGCTGCGCAGCGCCTGAGCGGCAGCATCGGCGTCGCGCTTGAGCTCGCCATCAAGGGCGACGCCAAGGCCCTTGATCGCCTCTTCCAGCTTCTCGACATCGGCATCGCCAGCGACCTCTGCAACGATGTCATATTTGATTTTTGGATCTGCCATGGTCGCCCCTGGTTACTGGCCAGCCAGATGCGAAGCGCCATCGGCAGCAGCGATTGGGTCAGTATCGAAACGGCTCCATTCCGGCTCCACGAACACACTGGACAACCCGCCAAAGCCCGCCAAGTCACAGGCCAGGTGCGAGCCCGGCTTGCCATCCCACTTGATGGCTCGCTCGCCTTTGTGAAAAAAGAATTTCGCGTGATCGAATGACGCCGGCCAAACTGCTTTTTTTGCCGAGGAACTATTGGTAACCCACCAGCGCACATGCGCCAGAAGGGCGGCCAGTGTGTGGCGGTCTTCCTCAAGGGCCAGCAATGCCATGCGGGATTCAAGCTGGCGTTGCTTTGCTTCGTCCAAATCCGACTGCGCAGCCGCAAGCTCATTGCGCGCCTTGTCTGCCAGCTCGGAAAATGAAGTCGCTTCCAAAAGAGCGGCGCTGTTGCTGTCCTGTGCCGCAATCGCGCTCTGGCGCTCCTTCACCAAAAATTCAGAGGCGCGGGCCATGGCACCCGGATCCTCGTGGTCGCGGGCCGCTTGCAAAGCCACCTCAGCAGCGGCCACTTTGCTTGTCGCCGCAGCCGCGACCTGATCGCAAGACTGGCGCTTTGCCAACGCAGAGGCGGTAAAGCGTGCGATGCGCTCTTGGGCAACCCCAACGCGTTCTTCTGCGCGCTTCGCGTCACCCGTGGCCGCCGTCAGCGCCAGGGTGGCAGATTCTTCATCCCGCTTGCACGTGGCTGGGATGCGCTCCAGCAGCTCTTTTTCAATGGCACGGCGACGGGCCACCTTCTCAGCGACCTCTACTTGACGCGACAGCTTGCTTCGCGTGTCAAAAGAATTCAGCGGGGCAGCGTCATGCAGGCGGCGCAGCTTGGCAGCGAGGGCGGTTGCGCCCTCAACGGTTTGGCATGCGGCAATGCAGGCTTCACGGTAGCTCAGTGGTTGAGCAGAATTTGCGACTTTGCGGGATTGGAGAATGTTCAACATGTCTGTTTCCTAAATTTGTAGTAACCGGCAATGCGCCAGGTCGGAATTGGTGATGTAAAGCGGCTGTGCCTTAAGGCTTGCGGCGAATGGGCGGCAGGGAGACGTGGGAGTGAACGAACCCGCTGCGGTACATGCCTTCAAGCAGGCTGCAGCCGTCTCGCTCGGCAATCAGTTGGCCCACGGTCTCCCACTTCTCCAGGGACTGCACCCGAATGACGAATTGCGGGCCGTGCCTTGCGTACGCTCGGGTAACAGCCTCTGCAGCGCTGGCCTTGAGTTGTGCGGATGTGGTGTTGGCTGTGCTCATGCCAGCTCCTTTGGGTTGGAGTCAGCAAGCGAGCGCGCCGGCCCTCGCGCATCGCAGGAAACCAAAAGCTCCCCACTGGCGTAGTCGTGCAAATAAAATTTGCGCAAAAACCCACTCTCTCCCCGTAGCGAGGTAATCTGCAGACGGATGCTGTTGAAATGCATCACGACGACACCAAAACAGCGGGCGTTATTGCCAAGCCTGTCACGTGCGGAGGTCCACAACTTCACAAGCAGCGGCGCCGTCTCAGCGGTCGGGGCTTCACCCGTAACGCGCATGCGCTCAGCGGCCTCTGCCATCTCGCGGTCCAGTTGTTCCTTGAGGACTTCAAAAGGCGGGCGGCTCATGGCTTCACCTGCCCTTTTGAGTTGCCGGCGACTGGAAGGAAGCATTTCAAGCATGGCCGCCTCCCGTCTTGGTGCGCTCAGCACACCACGCCAAAACCTCGGATTCGCGCCAGGCAACAGCACGTACAGAAAGACGCACAGAACCAGGAAAGCTGCCAGCGCGCATAGCTGCATAAATGCTGGAGCGCTTCAGGCCGGTAAGCGCCTCCACAGCGGGTAGTCGGACCAAATTCGCAAGCTGCCTGGTTGCGCCTTGAAGACTAGCGACGGTCGGAGGGTGATGGTGATTAATTGGATGCATGTAGCGCTCCTGAGTTGAGGTAACGCATCGTGCTTGGGGCGGAAAAATTAAGCTAAGCTGGAAATAGAAAATCTATTTCTCACCTTGACTAACGCGAACATTTAGGACAAGTACACCGTGTATCGCGTACTCCGTGCCGTACTGCCAGCGCCAGCCCTCGCCCCTCACCGAAAACCCCCCATCGCCGTACCGATTGAATTCACGCCATTCAGCAGCGATAACAGCGCCAGCCGTCAAGTGCGCAGGGTTGAAATGGCAAAGAGGGCTGAGGCCCTTCACGGCGTCCTTCCCGGCGCTCACTTGCTCGCGCAAGGTCTTATCTTCAAGGGTCAAGTCAAGCGTCAACGCTGCCCACAGCTCTCGCAGCTTTTCAAGCACCGCCGCATGGGAAACGTTGGAGCCCTCTGCCTCTTGGGACCGCAGCCACTCACAAGCCAAAAACAAAGCGACATTCCGCGCCGTTTTCTTCGGCGCGCCACGCGTTTCCTTGGGCACGAACTGCACACCTTTCAGCTCCCCGAGAAACTTCCATGGATCGCCCT